CATCAGATGTAGAAGCATTAGTATCTGAAACAAATGTACCAACTGCTAACCTTGTTGCCCACTATAAATTAGATGGCAATGCAAATGATGAAACAGGAAGCTACAATGGAACGGCTACTGATTTAACTTATTCAGATCCTGCAGAGTTTCCAACATATGACGGAACAGCAACAAATGTATCCTATGCTTATGACGGAACATTTACAAATGTAAGTTTTGTAGGAACTTCATTCCAACCTGATTTAGTTTGGATAAAGTCAAGAACACAAACTTTATATCATTTTTTAGTTGATTCGGTAAGAGGGGCTGGTTTAGCTAATAGTTTGTCAAGCAATGTAAATGATGGTGAATCTTTTGCTACAGAAGTTGTTGTAAATTCCTTGGACTCAAATGGTTTTACTTTAAACGCAGATGATGGTTCAGGATATTTTGGTTGGAATATGAGTAATCAAAACTACGTTGCTTGGTGTTGGAAAGCAGGAGGGACAGCTGTCAGCAATACTGACGGCAGTATTACTTCGTCTGTTTCAGCAAATCAAAATGCAGGGTTTAGTATTGTGAGTTATACGGGCTCTGCTACTGCTAATCAAACCGTAGGACACGGTCTTTCACAAACTCCTGAATTAATTATTGTAAAAAACAGAGATTCAAGCGGAAACGGTTGGGCAGTGCAATCTTCAGCAATGGGAGGAGCCGATTGGCATATGTTATTAAACAGTGGCCAAGAAAAACGAAATAATGTTGATTGGATTTGGAATGATACAAACCCAACAAGTACTGTTTTTACGGTTGGTCAATATGGATTAACAAACCAAAGTCCTGATAGATTTATCGCCTACTGCTTCCATTCAGTGGCGGGGTATCAAAAAATAGGAACTTATACAGGAAATGGTTCTACAACAGGTCCTATTGTAACATTAGGATTTAGACCAAGATTTATAATAGTAAAATCAACTTCTATTGCTGATAACTGGACTATTTGGGATAATGTTAGAGAAGGTGGTGATGATATTGACCGAATATTAACACCTAATACTGCAAATGTTGAAACTGCGGATGGTTTTGGAAGATATGATATTACATTGTCTTCTACAGGCTTTCAAATAAAACAAACAGATAGTCAAATTAATGGTAATGGACAAACATACCTATATTTAGCAATAGCATAAACAATGGAAAAAAAAGAATTTAAAGAAACTGGCTTAGGTAAAATATTATTAAATGTTTTACCGGGCATTGCAAAAGGTGCTAGTAAAATGCTACCAAACTCTGGTGTATTAGGTGTGATCAAAAATCTTATTGATTCTGATCCCGATATGACAGAAGAAGAAAAAGCTGCCGCTCACGATCAATTAGTAGAACTTTATCGTTTAGAAGTAGAGGATAGGGATTCCGCTAGAAAAAGAGAAGCGGCTATTGCGGCTTCAGGCGGTAGGGACTGGATGATGTCATTGACTGGTATTATAGGATTGGCTGCTTTTGCTTTTCTTGTTTATACAGTAGTTACAACGCAAGTGCCTGAAACAAATAAAGAAATATTCATTCACATGATCGGTATCGTTGAGGGTGTTGCTCTTAGCATATTTGGTTATTACTTTGGATCCGCGGTAAAAAAAGACGATAAAAACGGTTAAATAAAAAAATGACAGATCTAAAAATATACGGAATTAACATTGCAGCACTGATAACAAGCTCGCCAATAGTTACGGGTATAAATCCCGCTTTACAGACAATAGTTTTATTATTAACAATAGGATATACCTGTATAAATATTTATCAAAAGCTTAAAAAATGAAATACTTTACTGAATCTGAATTTAATCAATTTGAAAAAATGAATCCAAAACTTCTTGAAATGCTCGATCAGCTAAGAGAAGCGTATGGATACCCAATTAAATTAACATCTACTTATAGATCTCCTGATCATCCTATTGAAGCAAAGAAAGAAAAGCCAGGTGAGCATTCTCATGGTGCTGCTGTTGATATTGCTTGTGTAGGTGGAGAAGCAACTTTTAAATTAGTAAAAGCAGCTATTGAAGTTGGGTTTAGAAGAATAGGTATAAGTAGAAAAAATAACTTTGTGCATGTAGGTATTGGTTATCCTGGTGCACCTGAAACAACAATTTGGACTTACTAGAATGAAATTAATTAGAAAAATATCAATTGGTCAAGATTATAAAAATGAAGCAATGCATTATGCTGTTGGCCAAGAAGTTTATGGTGGGCATACTATTTCGGACATCATAGAAGAAGACGGAACCTATAATATATTTATTAAAAAGAATGACGAGGTATTGCCTTGGAAACATTTTAATAAAAACATGGCAATCTCAGTTGAATACAATTTAGACTACTAATGCGATCAATTTTTAATTTTATTATTTACTGTAATCAAAGATATAATAATTCTATAAATGTAGAAGGCCAAGAGCTGATTCTAAATACAGAAATAACAGAACGTGATTTTATGTTTACAAATAGAATTGGTAAAGTTATTTCAACACCAGCTATAATTCAAACACCTATACAAAAAGGTGATGAAGTAATATTGCATCACAATGTATTTCGTAGATGGATTGATATTAGAGGTAATGAAAAAGATTCTTCTAGCTATATAAGAGATAAAGAATATATGGTTCCTCCTGATCAAATCTATGCTTACAAAAGAAACGGACAATGGAATTGTTTAGACGGTTATTGTTTTGTAAAGCCATTAAAAGATGATTCCAAATGGGCTACAGATAGCGAGAAAAAATTATTAGGAGAGCTTGTGTATAGCAACAGCACTTTAAGTGCGTTAGGATTCGCCGTAGGCGACGTAGTGGGGTTTACGCCTGATTCAGAATATGAGTTTAATATAGAGGATCAAAAATTATATAGAATTTTATCAAATCATATAACAATAAATTATGGATCCAAGGAAAAAAGTAATTGAAGCAGCAAGAGTTGCATTATTAGAGTTAGATAAAGTAATAAGACAAAGAATAGATTTAGTTGAACTAGAACCTGAAAAAGCAAAGATAGCTGCTCAAGCAAAATGGGTTGCAATAGAGGATTCTTTTAAAATAATAGAAAAAATAGAAGAATTATCTGAAGACAAAAGCGAAAACAAAAAAGAGTCTGTAAAATTTTTGGGAGTTGAAGATAGGATAAAATAATGTATACACAATCACTCTACAATATAATTATAGACCATATTGATACCAAAGAAGTAAATAAAAATAATAAATATAAAAAGTACCAGTACGGTTACAATGAAGAACTTGATTGCGTTGTAATAAGTAAAGACGGTACAATTGGTGAAATATATGAGATTCAAGGTCTCAAGATAGCAATACCTAAAACTCCTGAAAAAATAAATGGTCAGGAACTAAAGAAAGAAGACCAAGTATTTATAAGAAGGGAAAGACCTGAATCATTAGACAGAATAAAAACCGTACATGAATTTAAACATCTTACTGAAAAAACTAAAGAACAATACTACAATTATATTGATGCTGAGTTTACTCGTAGGAATGATGGCTATTGGTTCATGTGCAACGGTGAGCCATGCTACATTACAGGATCACACTATATGTATCTCAACTGGACGAAGATTGACGTTGGGGCACCAGATTTCAGGCATGCCAACAGAATCTTCTATTACTTTTGGGAAGCATGCAAGGCTGATAACAGATGTTATGGAATGTGCTACCTCAAAAACAGACGGTCTGGTTTTAGCTTCATGGCGTCTTCAGAAACTGTTAACGTTGCTACAACATCAAGGGACTCAAGATTTGGAATATTATCTAAGTCAGGATCCGATGCTAAAAAGATGTTTACAGACAAGGTTGTACCAATATCGACCAACTACCCGTTCTTTTTCAAACCGATACAGGACGGAATGGAACGTCCGAAAACCGAATTATCCTATAAGGTACCCTCGAGGAGGCTCACAAGAAATTCCTTCAAAGAGGCCGAAGATGATTTCACGGGGCAGGGGCTCGACACAACAATAGACTGGAAGAATACTGGGGATAATAGTTATGATGGTGAAAAATTAATTTTATTAGTTCATGACGAATCTGGCAAATGGGAGCGACCTGATAATATATTAAATAACTGGCGTGTAACAAAAACTTGTTTAAGACTAGGGGCTAAGATTGTTGGCAAGTGCATGATGGGATCTACATCAAATGCCTTAGATAAAGGCGGAGATAATTTTAAAAAATTGTACTATGACTCAGATGTTAGATCACGAAATAAAAATGGCCAGACTACAAGTGGATTATACGCTTTGTTCATTCCTATGGAATGGGGCTACGAGGGATTCATTGATAAGTATGGCTTCCCTGTCTTCGATACACCACGAGAAGCGGTTGAAGGAATTGATGGCGGTCTCATACATACAGGAGTTATTGAACACTGGGAAAACGAGGTAGAAGGTTTAAAAAATGATTCTGATGCTCTAAATGAATACTATAGACAATTTCCAAGAAGTGAAAAGCATGCGTTTAGAGATGAAACAGTAAATTCATTATTTAATCTTACTAAGATCTATGAGCAAATAGATCATAATGAAGAGATGGCTATGAATGGCTATGTTGTTAAAGGTAGCTTTTCTTGGCACAATGGAATAAAAGATACAGAAGTTATTTGGACGCCAAATAGAAACGGTAGATTCCGTATAAGT